ATCGAGGCGCTTGTCGTTGAGGGACAGGAATACATTAGCAGATATTAAGCCGGTGTTCCACTTGCGTAATATCAATTTATATACAAGTTTCTCGACCTCTGTTTGTGCGTCATGTATGCGCCGGTATAGTCGTGCTTCTATTCTCTTAAAAGATGCGTTCATGGTGTAGGGTTATTCTTCCGCAATATCAGGATCTATCCCTGCATCTTTAAGGGCTTCCGCTTTGGTCTTTCTCAGCGGGGTGCCGTGTCCGGTGATGCCGTTCTGGGTGTAATATAGTTTTGTGATAACCTTGGTGTTACGGTTGCGGACTGGGGCGGCGATTAACATTACATTTGTACCTGCGATTCCGTCTATTATTACTGGCATAATTATCCTTTCGATTGGGTTTACCTGGTAAGGCGTGAACCCCACCAGGTATTGAGTGGTTAGAATGTACGGGGCTTGTATGCGTTGATCCCCAGGCTGATCACACCATTTGGTGTATCAATTTTCTTATTGCCGCCGGTAGTGGCTACGATCACGCTCTTGCCGCTGCGGCTTGGTCCCAGGGTCTTACTTGTGTCAATGGTGATAATAATTCGATCTTCTTTCGTTTCGATCTGTACGTTTTGCATGGGTTTCTCGCTTTCTGCCGGTGGTATGCCGGCTGGTTGAGGGTTATAACCTCAGTTCTTTTAATGTGGTTGCTAACTTGCCCTGGAAGGTGTCATAACTTAAACGTGTATTATGAACGGGATTGATCCAGTTTAGGTGCTTACCTGTGGTGGTTCCCCAAACATTCTCACATACAATTAACCCGTCTTTGATTGTGCGATATGCCACGATGGTTTTATATGAGTAGTAAAGATCAATGGCTGCCGTTGATACGACCAGGGTATTCACTCCATAATTGTTGCTGGAGTATTGTCCATAACTTGAAATTGAGGGTAGATGTGTCATTTTATTCACTCCTTTCGGCGCTAGGTGTTGAGCCTGGCGCCACTCTAGTTGAGGGTTAGTTTAATATTCGAAGCCGATACCCTCCGCAGCATCAGCGCAGCGATCGCACTGATAACCGCGGCGCTTATCTTCTGCGGTTAACATGTTGGGGCGTCCGCAGGTGGGACAGGGATAAATTCGCTTACCTGCTCTTAATGCGCTCCTGCCTCCGGGGTTCCTGAAATTATGCGGGTTATATTTTCCGTGATATCTACTCATGTTTTTTTATCCTTTCTCGCCAGTCTTGGCGCGTGGTTGGTAAGTCATCTCGCCAGGGGGCGCTGTCCGGCTTACCTGTGAATAGTGGAAGATTGTGTACCTGAGCAGCTGTCGGGATCTCTGTAAGCGATTTGCGCTTGCTTTCATCCGTGAAACTGTCAAGGTTGAATAGTGAGGTAGGCTGTGCTTGATCTGTCATTGGATTACCTTAAGGTGTGCTGCTGCGGTGGCTACGATTGCATCCATAAGCAGATCGCTAACGGCTTCAAGCTCTTTTATGCGGTCTTGTGCCGGTGTGCTGCGGTCTGGGTGGTTAGGCTTTGCGCCTGTTGTCATTGCTTCTAAGTTGCGTTTATTCATTTCTTTGTTTCCTTTTTTATGGGTTTGGGTTTCTTTGAATAACAGGTGCGGCGGCTGTGCTTGATGTGTAGGTTCTTTGTGATAAGTTTGAGATCTGTCTTAGTAAGGCTGAAGGTTAATGAGGTGTGCATGTTAGGTGCCTTTCTGCCGGCTTTTGTTTAGCCTGCCGGCTGGGCTGGGTTTCTATACTCTGGGTTCGTTTACTCTTTCGGCTACATAATTGCGTATGTTGCGGTAGTATGTGATCAGCTTTTCGGCATGGTCAAGGCTGGGACCGTGTAGCCATGGGAGCGTATCCGCTACGGCTTCCCTGGCTGTGTCTAGCTGTTCGATAATGCGCATGGCTGCGGCTTTCGTGATGTATGTGCTGTCTACCTGGTATACCTGAGCTTGGTTATTCATTGTTTTTTTCTCCTGTTTATTAGTGGTTAATTACAAGTATACACCATAACAGCGTACATGTCAAGGGTAAAAGTATACCAATTTTCGCAAGTATTCAAAGTTGTTAGCGGGTGTTGTTGCGAGCTCGGGACCATGATTTTATGCATGATTTGATGGGTCAATTTAGGTGTTCATAACGGGAGACAGGGAACTTTGAAATTATTATTTGGTAACAGTTTGGTAACAGTCACGATTTGAGAGGTTGGAGCTGCGGATCTGCTGACGTCTGGATGAAAAATTGGAATAGTTTTAGAAAATACTTATTTTCATAAACTATTATTACCTGTCAATAGATGTATTTTTCTATCCTGTCGCAGCAGGTAAGCGTTTATCGCTGCTGCTGCGGCTGGTATCCTTGTTTCGTGTGTGTGTTTGTTATGCTAAGAATGTATAAATTGTATCGGCGGTTTCGTTGTTGGGGGGGGGTAGTTCACTTTGGTATTACTGTGGTTTTTGGTTCCATACGAGCTACCAATTTTTTAACCTCAAAAATACTATGATATAATAAAATTAACCACTAACGAATGGAGCAACCAAATGAACTTACTTATCAATAGCAATGCAAAAAGGATACCCCTGGCGGATGGTAGTGTGAATTGTGTTGTTACATCTCCGCCTTATTATGGACTTAGAGATTACAGTGTTGATGGTCAAATCGGCTTAGAGCAAACACCTGACGAGTATGTATCAGCAATGGTCCAAGTATTCCGTGAAGTATGGCGTGTGCTAAGAAATGATGGCACTGTTTGGCTAAACTTGGGTGATAGTTACGCGGGAAGTGGAAATGGCAGTTGTGATTATCGTGAAGAGAGTGCAAGTATATCAAAGAATGATAACAAGTATGGGAAACATAAGCCGGGCATGATTACAGGTCTCAAACCCAAAGACCTTATTGGTATCCCCTGGAGTGTGGCATTTGCATTGCGGGCTGATGGATGGTATCTCAGGCAGGATATTATCTGGCACAAGCCAAACCCCATGCCGGAGAGTGTCAAGGATAGATGCACAAAGGCGCATGAGTATATATTCCTGCTGACTAAAAAGGCGCGGTATTGGTATGACAATGAGGCGATAAAAGAGAAGGCAAATTATGATGGGCGTAAAGATGAATTATTCAAAGGTGCGGTAAAAGACTATACAAATTCACGACCAGATGGACAAGTAAATACTATGACTTCTAGGGGGCATGTTCGCTGGCAAAAGAATGAAAACGGTGTGAGAGTACGCAACAAGCGTTCAGTCTGGACAGTAACAACAAAGCCATATTCGGGGGCGCATTATGCAGTATTCCCCCCTGACCTGATCGAGCCTTGTATCCTTGCCGGATGTCCGAAGGGTGGCATTGTCCTCGACCCGTTCATAGGATCGGGGACAACCTGCATGGTAGCACGTAAGCATGGCAGAAATGCCATAGGGCTTGATTTGAAATTTGAATATCTGAATGTCAATGCCAGGAAGCGATTAATCTACGGAAGTTATATCCCCGTAGCGGACGGTGTAAAACAACTAACATTATGAAAGTGGGGGATGATTTGAAGCCTGTTTTGGAGTCTAATGTGTGACAGGATAAATAAGTGTGCTATAATATAATAGGTTGCCAAAGTGGTTTTGGCTGCCAAGAAAATACTGTAGGGGAGGGGTGCTTTTTTCTCCCACCCAGAAAGGTAGAACAACTCCCCTACAGAAACCCTAAATATTATCATAAGGAGCATAAAATGGAAAAATTCAAACAACTATTAGGATCGAGGAAGTTTTGGGCTGCGGTGATCGGCTTAGTATTGATCATCGTCAAGGTATTCAAACCAGACTTCCCGCTGGAAGCAGACCAGCTTACCGGCATTGTATATGTTCTGGTTGCCTACATCTTGGGTACGGGCATCGAGGATGGACTGAGCCGGCAAGGAAAATAATTACCGGCTTCTTTGTTATGAAGGACAATATCCATGAGCAACGAACCAATCAACGTACCCAAGGAATGTCAGGACGATCTTTCAGAGCTAAAGACATCTACAGCAATTATCCTGGAAAGAGTAAAGATATTGCCGAAGATGAATGAACGCATCGGAAGAATGGATAAAAAGCAAACCGAGCTATGGACAAAGCTGACGAGAAATGAGCAGGATATAAAGGATTTACGCAAGAAATCTGATGGGTGGGATCTTATAAATTCTATCTTAGCAGCGTTAGCGGCGATAGGTGCCAGCATAGCCGGTTTGTTTCATCAATAGACGGGTGAGCAGATGACAGAGTTTGAATGGACACAAAAGCGCAGTGATGCAGCGATCATGCTGGCTACGGGAAAGAAAAAAACTGAGATAATAGAAAAACTTGGAATAGGGAGGACAACTTTGTTCAGATGGACAAAGAATCCTGAGTTTTCGCTTGAAGTGGACAAACTAACCCTGATGCACGGGCTGGCTTCTAAAGCATATCGTATGCGGATGATCCAGGAAGCGGCAGATGATTTCAAGAAAACTGATGGTTCCTGGGATGTCACTGGATTTTCCTTGCTTGACCTGATAAAAGAGGCTCGTATGCAAATGGAGGGAGTGAACCTTAATATTGTATCGCAACTTACCACCTTCATTGAGCAGACCGGACTTGTGGACGACAGAGGATCAATTAGCAGCTTACCGTCTATTGAAGCAAAGACAGAAGAAACCGATTGATTACTGGCAGCCGCAGCCGAAACAGCGATTACTATTAGAAATAGCTGGATTAGCTGACGCATTAGAGGGGGGTCCAGTTCATCCGGCGCTCACAAATTATATAGGTTATGGGGGGGCAGCAGGTGGAGGAAAGACCGAGGGTATGTTGGGTCTTTCTATGGTTGCTTTAACCAAGATCCCGGGGGTGAGAATTGGATTTTTCAGACGTAAGTTTACAGAACTTGAGGGTTCAGACGGTCCAATCGAAAGGACAATGTACTTATTCCCGCAGATAGGGGGGAAATACAACAAATCCAGCCATGTATGGCGTTTTGGCGAGGGTGGAGTAGACTTCAACGAAGGGACAGCGCCGGCTTTTCGTTTCTGTCACTGTCAATACGAGAATACAGTCCATGATTACCAATCATCAGCATTTGATATACTATTATTTGACGAAACGACACACTTCACCTGGAACCAGGTCAGATATCTATTGACCAGAAACAGGGTAAGCAGGCACAGCAAGATACCAAGACCATTTTCAGTGATGGCTACTAACCCTGGAAACGTAGGGCATATGTGGTACAAGCAAGTGTATGACATCAAAAGCCATGCGGACGAGAAACGTGGTCTCGTCAAACACAAAAGGAGCAAAACAAATGCCATATAAGATAAAAGGAAATGCGGTATATGTCAAAAGGCACGAAGTCTGGCGCTTGTTGAAAGTCCATAAGACCAGGGCTAAAGCGCTGGCACATCTGAGAGCCTTGAATATCAATGTAATGAAAAAAAAGCATAAGTAAATGGCTAATAAAGAAGAAACATTAGTAATGCCGCCCATAAAAACGGTAGAAAATCCGGAGCACAGGCTGATAGAAACTATATTTTTACCTGCCTTTCTGGAAGATAACCCGATTTTAGAGGAAAAAGACCCTCACTACAGGGAAAACTTATATGCTTCAGGTGAAAGACTGGCAAATGCCCTGCTGGATGGCGATTGGAGCGTATTCGCAGGACAGTTTTTATCAGAATTTGCATACCACAGGCACGTTATAAAGCCTTTTGACATTCCCCGCACCTGGACCAGGTTCAGAGGGTATGACTATGGCTTTGCTGCGCCTTGCTGTATGCTCTGGCTTGCTAAAGAACCAAACACAGGGCGTATATTTGTCTATAATGAGTTGTACCAAACAGGATTAGTGGACAGAAATCAAGCCGAAAAGATCAATGATATGACCCAGGATTATGAATATTTCGCATTTACATTTGGAGGGCATGACGCCTGGACAAAACGAACTACGGGGGAATTAGCCAGGAGCACTTATGATGTATTTTTAGATCATCAAATTTATATGACGAAAGCAGATACAAACCAGGATAGAAAGGCAAGGCGGATCCATTCGGCACTGGCTGATATACACGATGGCGAGCCAGGATTGAAGATATTTAGCACTTGCGAAAAACTGATTTTAGAATTAGAGGGGCTAATGACCAACCCTAACAGACCGGAGCGCCCGCTGCCTAACCAGCAGGATCACGCTTACGATGCGCTATGCTATGCGCTATCGAATTATTCACCCCCTAGTGTATTAGACAAGAAAAAAGTGTATACTAAGCATAAGAAAAGCCCATTTGAAGAAATGGAAGGGATCTAAACATGGCAAAAACAATCCAGCAAGCGCAGGAACACGCTGCAGATCTGATCAATAGCTATTCAACACAAAAAGAAAACATGGAAACCGTGGATAAAATGTATTTCATGGATTGGGAAGATAAACCCAAGAAAAGAAAATATAAATTTACCACTTCTCCTACTGCACGAAATGCCCTGTTGGGCGCAATCCGTCTGATGACCTCTACAGAACCAATTATATCCGTCCCGTTTAATAAGAACGACAAAGCGGCTAAAGCGCAAAGCGAAAAGATAGAAAAGTTTTGTAATACTATCTGGTATCACTCTGGAAGGTTCAGGGGCGTTCCCCTTGAACAGCCAGCGATTGAAAGTTTGCTGCGCTACGGGATGATGGTACTTGCAATATTTGACACAAAGGACCTCAAAGATACCATCATCACTAAGGGATCCAGCAAAGCGGAAAAAAGGCAGCTAGAAAGATTGTGTGAGAGTACACCTTACCTGATCGAAGCCTGGGACCCTAAAGGTGTCTATGCAGAATGGGGGAGATTTGGTTTGACAGCCGTTTACAGGACTGTAGAAATGACCATAGCCAAGGTGATCGAGCAGTTTGGGAAAGACAAAGTTATGGATATAACCGGTGGGGACGAAGGCGATCTTAACAGAACTGTACAATATGCCGACTACTGGGATCTCGAAAAACATATGGCTTGGATCTCAACAGTGACAACGGGAGGGGAAACAGTCATAGCTGGAACGCCCGTTATAGATGCAAAACATAACTTGCCCTGTATTCCTATTGTGATCCAGACCAGCGAAGGGTCTTACATGGACAGCGCAAAAGAATATCAGGCATTGCCCTTTTTGTTTGGCTTGATGAAAAGCGAATTATGGGAACGGCAGAATCTTGAATTGACCTATATGTATACAAATCTCTTTAATATAGCTTCAACCCCTACCTACAAACATACGTCTCCATCCGGCGATGCAGATTTAGATATAGATTTTGAAACACCAGCCGGTGTTGTTCATTTAGGACCCGGGGAAGATTTAGCTCCGCTGCAAAAAGATGTTATCAACAAAGATTTGATGATAGGCTTTGAGATATCCGACAAGCTGATCGAGGAAAGCACAATCTACACCCAGGCATTAGGGGGGATAGGGAGGCTGGGCGCTAATGTTGCTTTTTCTACCGTATCTTTGCTTCACCAGGCAGGACGATTATCACTTGTGGCACCACAAAAGCGGGGGGGATGGGGAATTGGCACTTGTTTTGAACTTATAGTAGAAATGCTGAAAGATAAATATAAATCCAGCAAGTATAAGACCAAGGAAGGCTATAAGGAATTGAGAATTGAGGAAATCCCCGATGATCTTATCATTGAAGCGAAACTGGCAGTAGACTTGCCGCAAGATCAACTAAGCCAGGCGAATATTGCACAACTCGTTACACAATCTGGATTAGCTTCACGCCGTTGGGCTAGAGAAAAGATCCTCAATATTGGACAATCCGATGAAATGGATCAGGAAATCTTTACAGATATGGCTACTCAGCAAATGACGCAGAAATTCTTTGCAGCCATGGAACAAATGATGCAAATGAAACAAATGGGAGGTATGCCACCCGGACAACCACCTGCTCCGCAAGGACCACCGCCTGCTCCACAAGGACCACCAGGGGCGCCAGCAGCTATTAACGCACAACAAGGATTAATGCCGGCACAAAGACCGGGCATGAAGCCGGCGCCACCAAGTCCGGAAGGCATGCCAATGCAAGAGGGTGAAGCAGGTCCTCAAATGCCACCAGGAATGGGAGGGTTGTAATGACCAACGTTATGGATAACCTGGATACATACCTGACAGCCACAGCGAAGTTTGCCAGGTGGCGAGGAGAATTTGAAGAAAAATATTATGGACCCTTGGGCGAAGTATTATATGGTTTAATGACAGACAAGTTAAAACAAAACAACAAAAAAGATGCGAACAAAACATACGAAAAGAGAGGCAAATAATGGCTTATTCATGGGATTATCTTCCAGGAGGTTCGCTTTATACTCCACCTAAACAAAAATCAAAACCAACACCAACGCAACCTGCAGCGCCCTCAAACGAATATGCCGAATGGTGGGCTAACAGGCAGAATATGGAAAGCCAGCGCCTAGCTGGATTAGCAGAGCAAGCTAGACTGCAAGCTGAAGCTGGACAAAGAGCCGCAGCGCAAAGAGCCGCAGCGCAAAGAGCC